ACTCCCCCAATATCCACCGATACCTCCACCTGAACTTGCAAGCCATATGTTCTCATCGTAGTGACTAGAAAGACCGCCCCTTGAATCAGGAACATAATTAAGAAAACAAGAGATAGGTAAGCCACGCTTGGTATTTCCGTTACTAAGGATAGGAGTGCTAAACATGAACCAATTATTACTTGCGTAGTTATAAAGTCTTTGTGCAAGATTAAAATCAGTAGTTCCCTGAAAGGTTGCGCCATATACTGAAGCCCTAGCAAAAGCTTGTTGAGCATTTGTTTCTTCTCCCCATAAGTATCTGTCTTTTAAAGTCTCTATAGAAAAATTATTTAATTTAGAATCACGGCTCTGATCTATCTCTATCCCTAGATAGTTTTCTTTTGATGTGATTAAAGTCGGCTGCATTTTTCTTCCTTTTCAATTTTTTTCTTTTGTTATACTTCATAGTCCTCTCTGATTTACGATCCCAGCGCATCTGGATTATCCTTTAGATACTTAGATAGCTTATCATCATACCATTTTGCTTTATCTAAATCTTCTATCGCTTTACCCTTGTAGCGCATCCTCCACCTATATTTAAGTGTGTTGCCTCGTAAGTATCCTATAAACTCTTCAGGAGTTAACATAGCTTCTATAGCATCTATGCACTCAACACCGCCTTTATTATAATGTGGCGGCTTGTTTACATTATCTTCAGCTAATCCTCCATCATAATAAAGACCACCATTAGTATATCCTCTATCATAACCATATGATGTTTTATATGATGTTTTAGCAGCCTTGTCCCACTCTTCAGGTGTTGCGTTATCTATACTAGCTACTCCCATGTTACATATCCTCCTCATTAAGTTCATCAAGTTTTTTTCTAAAGTCCATATCTACCCAAGAGTCAGGTAAGCTTTCTTCCGAAAACCATCTAAAGTCATGTGACCAAGCCCACTCTGCATGAGTTCTTTTTGTACCATCCTTTCTTCTCTTAGCTTGCGGCATAGGAGAATTAGGTTCTGCAAACAAAAACACTAACTCCATATTATCTGGTAAAGCTTTTTTAATCCAAGGGTACTTGTTATATTCATGGTAGTCCCAGAATCTTCCTTTAGATTCTAATAAAATTATTTTACCATCATGTTCCGCTAAAAAATCAGGATGATATTTATGATTAACAACGTATCTTATTATATTATCTTCTTCAGGATGATGCCGCCACTTTGAAAGTAGCCCTGTGTGTAGTTTATACTCCCAATTAGAATGATACTTTGTTAGTTCTTTTGGCCTAGCTTTTCGTTTCTTTCTTACTGAAGCATATTTCTTTCTAGCGGCCATATAAATAATCCTTATAATGTAGACTAAAATAATTGTAGTCTATATTTTCTAATATATGTCCTTGCTTAACCATCTTCTTTAGTATTTTATAAGTCCATCTTTTACTAAACTGGCCTAGAACATACGTTCCATTGTGGCTGACATATTGAAGTTTCGGTAAATTATTATCTATATTGTTTATAGATACCTTATCCTTTTCTTCTTGGTCAACCAATGACTTGACCCAATCAACAAGAATAATTGGCACTTGTTTATTTATTTTTTTAATGGTTTTTCTATTCATGCTTCTTGTACCTTTGGGGTAGATACTACCTTAGTAAAGTATGCCGGGCCTTTAGAGTAAAGGAATACTCTAAGACCTTCTCCTTCATTAGCATCTGAGTGGCACTCGAATTTGTGGGTACACCAAGAACATTCTCTAGGTAACTTCATATTACCTTTAACGCCTTCTGGTATAGGAGTATAACATCTTTCTGGAGGAGAATCAATTTTTAAATCTTTCTTAATTGATTTAATTTTATCGGTTATATTGGGCTTATCTAAATCATCAGGTCTAAATAAACAAAGCTCACCAGTTTCTTTGTTAATTACTAGGAAGCCGCCTTCAGCAGTCTTTAAAGCTTTCTCATATCCTGCTAACTGAGACAGATAACCAAAGCTATCAGACTCTGCTAAAGTACCCTCTTCAAACTTTTTAAAAGCAAACTTAGATGCTGATTTAATATCTACAACTTGACCATCTATCTTACAATCTATATGTCCTTTAATACCAGAAACAACAACCTCTTTTTGTTCATCTTCTACAGTATGACCTGCTAGTTTTGTTAGCATGAGTAAGACTTCTTCTAGTAAATGACCATAAAGAAATTTTATTTGTACGGATGGATGAACTTTTTTAGGTTCAGCTTTAAGTTTCATATCATACCAAAGCTGCCTAGATGGTTTACCAATGTTGCTCATCCGTAACCCTTGTTCTTGATTTCTAGGGGTAGCCCAATGAAGCAAAGCTTCTTTTATTTTGTTGCCGAATTCTGTTGCTATCTCTTCAGTAATAGGTATATCTTTGTTGTCAGATAGTCCATCTATTACTTGATAAATATCTTCTACTAAAGTATCTAAACTTTTAGAATAATTCAAGCTGCTTACCTCTATCTTTTTTATGTTCTATGAATCGTAACTTTCTAGTATGGCTATTATAATGTAGATACTGGACACCTAGTTTCTTTTGTAGAGGTGTTCTAGCTGATAGCCTCCCATCTTTATAAGACTTAACATCTATTAGTCTTACTCTGCCACCCGGAGAAACAGCTACAATATCTATAGGCCCTGTACATCCACAATTCCTAAAGACTTGATACCCTTTGTCCCATAAATAAGTAATAGCATAGTGTTCTGCCATATCTCCGAATCTGTTTGGATCATTAGTGTGTTTCACTCCAATTACCTCCTACTTTATATTCGCCATCTAAAGGGCAGTTTAATGATAATGAACGCTGTACTTCTTGAATTGCTTTAACTCCAAGCTTACCTACTTGATCCGCTTGGTCTTCTCTTACTTCTACTTGCCACTCATCATGGACATTAGCTACAACACTAGCATCCAGATCTTTAATATAATCATTAAAGATTATAAGTCCTTGCTTCATTACTACAGCACCTGCACCCTGCAATAAGGTATTTAGTGCTGCATGTTTTCTTCTTATAATAAGCTTTCGACCATCTACTCCTTTAATATATCCTTTTGAAGAAGATCTTTCAACTCTAGTCGCAAGATTTCTAAATGATGGCAGATTATTAAAGAATGATTCTCTAAGTTTTTTACCAAGCTCTCCACTTCCTCCAGCCACAGTTCCAAGCTTTTTATTTGCTGCTCCGTATATGAGTGCATAGATGAATGTTTTTGCCTGATCTCTTGATTTAAGACCTGCAAGTTTTTGATTAGTGGAGTGTATGTCTCCGTTAATGATTTCATTAATGTAGTCCTCATCATTCATGTAGTGCGCTAACATCCTCAGTTCTAACTGTGAGGCATCAATGCCTACTAACTTATAGCCTTTAGGGACAGTCCAACAAGCTCTACACTCTTTACCATAGTCTGCCGTTACACTAGGTATCTGAGCCATATTAGGATTAGAATGTGTCATACGACCAGTAACGGCCCCATTAGAATTAACATACCCATGCACTCTGTCATCTTCTTTAACTTCTTTGAGCCATGAAGATATCTGTGCTGTTCTTTTTTGAAGCATTAAAAACTCAGCTATTAACTGTGCTTCTGGTATGTGAGTTATCTTACTAAGAATCTTTTCATCTACCATAGGCTGACCAGTAGGAGTAAACTTCTTAGGCTTCCATCCAAAGTCCTGTAAGTATTCTCCTATCTGCTTTCTAGATCCTAGATTAAACTCAGTAGATAGTGTTCTTTTAATTTTATTTTCAGTCGCTATCTTTTCATACTCCTCACTAGATAGTCTTATTCTTTTATTTAACTCTCTGCATCTAGCAAACTTAGATAGTGTTCCATCTTTGTTATAAGTTGAGCGTAAAGTATAGACTTCTTTCTTAGGTCTGAAAGATCTAGTTACTTCTTTAGTTACTGCTTCCATCTTATCACAAAGTTTTGCATATAATATTTGAGCTTTTTCTAAATCTAATAAGAATCCTTTTTCTCTTTGATCATTAATTGCTGTTGCAATAGCGTGTTCAATAGATATTGATTTGTTAGAAAACTGTTTAGATTCTTTTCGCAAGTGCTTAAAAACTAAAGCATTTAACATTACATCGTTCTGACAATACTTCAGCATTTCAGGAGTATAGCCATCAGAAAATTCTTTATACTCTAGTTTGTTATGTCCTAATCTATATCCCCAAGCTGCAAGACTATGAGAACCTTCTCTTGTTGGATTAAATAATCTAGACAAAACTAAAGTGTCTCTAATTATTTTATCCCCCAAGTCTAGTCCGTGTAGTTTCTTGATTACAGGTATATCAAAAGCTAGTATGTTATGTCCGATAAGTTTCTTAGCTTTAGATAAAAGATCTAAACCTTTATCAAGTTCATCTGGGCCATAAGAATAAAGACATTGATCATCGATATCATAAGCAACTATGCACCATATTTTTGTAGCTTTTAGATCATCTGTTTCTATATCAAATACTAGATTCATTAGAATGGTATCTCATCGTCAGTTAATAGTTCGTCTTCATCGTTC